GTAAAACAACAGCTGAACCTGTAACAGCCCTCTAATATACTCTACTTCTGGGAAGAACCAAAGTAATAATTGACAACCTGCCCCACGAGCGTACCCTCTGCAAACCCGAGGATGTGGAAGAATATCTCCTTGTCTTCAACGCCGGATTTCGCCCAAATTACCATAGTAATGCCTATCACCATTGCGGCGATACCTACAAAGGACTGCATCCAATCCCGCTTGTTCAATGCCTTCGTTATTTCTATCTCTCGGTTCCTTGCGCTGGCACGATCCGCGTTGGCAAACTCCGCGAGCATAAGCCGCGCTTTCTCTTTTTCCTCTTCGCTCTCCGTACTCGCGTCAATTAACGCTCCTATGGCCTTTAAAGCATCGCCCCCGGGTACTACGTCGCCGATAACCTCGAAAGCCTTGGGAGCTTTGTTTCTAAACCACGCGCCCAGTTTGGTTTCTTTTAATTTAGTCATAGTTCCATCAATACGTTAAAGGCGGTATGTCCGCCAATTACCACCCCGCACCCGATCGCTTGCTTTTTAAAGTGCTTCGCATACCCTGCAGCGTAGCTGTTGCGGTCGATACCACAACCGACCTGCATCCCGAAGAGTTTAAAGTTGTTCCCGACCATCCACTCAACGTAGGCTTGTGTATGGATGTGGCCTTGCACCGTGGATTGAAAGTCGTTCTTCGCTTTGGTTCGTGCCGTGCCACCTTCGCCGTGGACGTATTGAACCCCGTCGTATTCGATACGCTCAACCCAATTCCAAGAAGTACCGAGAACTTCGTTATAGTCCTTTATCCATTCCTTCGGGACGGATGAAGTAAACGCCTTCCGCATAATAATACGGTCGTGGTTGCCGATTATTACGTCCGCCTCGGGGAATGCCTCCGACCATGCTTCTACGTGCTCAATGGCTTGTGCGAGTTCATACGCTCCGCCCATCCCGTTCGGATCGGTTTCGTGATAGCTGGAGTAGTGGTTATCGATTATGTCGCCAATGAAAACGACTTGGTTACAGTAGTGGCGTTCGTAGGTGTCAACGCAGAACTCGAGATAACCGTCTAACTCGAACGGGCAATGCAAATCGCCAATTACGAGAATCCGCCGTTCTTTACTCTTCAGGTTTTGAAGGGCTTTGAACTGGCGAGAGGTGAGGCGGGGGCGTGGCATTTAATAAACCCAGATGCGGTGTTGCGGTTTGTTTGTGTCAAGGTCGCAGTGAATGAACGAAGGGCTAATCCCGAGCCTCGTAAATCCAACTTCCTGGAGCGCGTCGAGTATGATGTATCGGCTTTGGCTGTCCGTGCAGTAGATGTCCGCTGCTAAACCTAAAAGGTGAGACGACTTCCGAGAGGCCGGATAGCCTTCTTTTATTAACTGTCGATTGTAAGCAACTGTACGAAAACCCCCTCCTCGGGAAATAACGAACGGAATCCCGGCGCAATCTCGAGCTTCATCCAACATAGCGAGAAAGTCGGGATCCATCATTTCTCCGCTTCCGGGTTGGTCGGGAGAATCGAATTCAGAAAGGGTGAAATACCTCATTTCTCGGCGAGCATTAATTCAATCTTGTGGACGGCCTTAACGACCTCCTTCATCATCTCTTTCAATTCGTCCTTGTCGGACTCCACGCGGATAATCCTGCCCTTTAACTTCTCAATCTCGCGGTTTAGGTTTACCCATACCGCTACTATCGCGATCGCGCTTGGAAGAATCATTATTGTTATTTCGGTCGAGGTCATCGAGAAACTTCTTTAATAGGGTTATGTTTTCCTTTCGGCTTTTTCTCATCCAAAGAACGCTTTTAAATCTACGAGCCGTGGGTATCGGCTCTGCCCGCTTATGCTCATCCCGCTTTGATAGTAGTCCGCTGGTTGTGGAATCATATCCGCGCCCGTATTCGAACTGTACTCCGGGAACAAAGAGGAGTTATTGCAGAGGTATTCGTAAAGGCGGTACGAGTAAAATTGTGCGTTCTGACGCGCTCTCTCCACCTCGCGGTGCAAGTCGTCCGGGGAGATGGCTTGCGTGTCTTCTGAGACCCTTAAAACAAGCGAGCCGTTATCCATCTTTACGTAAAGCGAAGGGATAAGCTCTACCATCGTCCACCAAAGGGTGGCCTTTCGTACGTACGAATCCATCAACGTAGCGTAATCGCCCGACAAAGAAGAACCGGAAATATCGCTCTTCAACTTCTCGAGGAGATCCGTACCCAAATACAGTTGAATGTACTTGTCTTGTGCGAGGATGATAGAAGGCACGAGGTACGCATCCTCGAGGCTTCCGTTTATGTTGGTAATCCGCTTAATGTAATCCGGATTCACGAAAAGTACTTCTGCTGTTAGTGCCATTTATCGAGGGTTGAGATAGCCTTTGTTAGGCATTGTGTTCGGTGTCTGAGAAATACGCGGGTCTTGGCGAGGAATTTCGTTCTCTTTGCGCTCTTGCAACGGTAAACGGTTGATGATACGCCGTGCTTCAGCTACTGAAATATTTTCGTTATTACGTCGGAGGTAAGTGCGACGAATCCAACGATGCTTGCATTGCGCCCCGCCTTTCCACAGTAGCAAATCGTACGTATTACTTCCACCTGGCCCAAAACCAGGATTTACAGCACGAGCAGAAGCCCCACCAAGCGAAGATGGCCAATTTGGGCCAACAATATCCTCTCTGCGATATACGCGCTTCGCCTTCATCATCTTTTCGCAGAACTCTCGCTCGGGGTTCGGGTTTCCGTCGTAGGTGTAACGAATTTTTATAATGTCGTTGTCAAGTTCGGAAGACGCTTGGGGTTTAGAGCTTGGGACGGTAGCGAATGCCCACAAAGCATCTTGGGCTTGTTCTGTTTCAGCGTCAAAATCTCGCTCGTCGATTAGTTCCCATTCCTCCTCGTTCATCTCTTCTCCCTGCGCAATAAGCCAATCCGCAGCTTCAATATTCAATTTAATATCTTCCTTTGAAAGCTGACAACACTCTTCATTCGAAAGGGTAACCAAAGTACTTTGAAGCCCTGCGGCATTGAGGAGCGTTTTAACGGCATTCTCGACGACCCTACGAGCCGGAACTACTACGTTCTTATCGAAGATAACCGAAGAGGCTTCCAATTCAGTCCCGCCGCCCAACTTGCCCGGGGTAGCTACGCCAAACATCATTGGATTAGTTACGCGGTGGCCGATCATAATCTTACCCGTTACCTCCTCACTTAAAAACTGGTATTGTTTATCCGCGTCCGACAATTGGAACGGCTCGAAATCCGGCTTCCTTTCGGGATCGTCCGAATACGTAACGATAAACTTCCCTGCGTTGCCCGCTCCGCTCAACTGGCGCTCGATGTCCATACGGATACGGTTCCTTTCTTCCTGCGGTGGGATGCCGTTCTTAAAGTGAATCGAGAACGAAGGACTCATCCCGTTCTGGATGTTGTTAATGTGGTAAATCGAAATCTCTTTGTCGAGTTCGATGTAGTTAATAGAACCGATGTAGTCCGGCTTTGGGTAATAGAACGACCCCGGGCTAAACGGCTTTACGTACATAATCTGCGTAGGGTGGTCGAGCTTCTTTTCTACGTCGAAACAACAAATCTCTTCCGGCTCCTCTCGCTTGTCGCTCCAGTCCTTAGAATAGTAATAGTACTCGACCTTCTCGTCTTCGTTTACGAAGCCGCTACGGACGTTCTCAAAGGGCAGGTGAGAGACGTTTGCGATCGTCGTCCGGTCGAGGCTCCAATTCACCTCCAGAGCGAAGCCGCCTTGTATCTTGAAATCCAAACAAGCCTTGCGGAGTTCGTCGTTCAAATTCCATTGGTCAAAAGCGAGGCGGCCTTCCAAATCGTTAGCGTCGAACCCTTCGCCGTAAATCATCATAGCAATGGAGGTAACCAAAGCGTTGTGAGTGGCGGAAGAGTGGTAGAGATCCACGAGGTATTGTGGAAAGAGGTTGTCGTCGCCGTAATTGACGAAGCCCTCACGGTTGGGAGTTTCGCGATACGAACGCTCCTCGTATTTGCTGAGTTGTAGAATTTCCATTACTGGTAGTAAATAACGTTATCCGGGATGGATATAGAAGGAATGTCGTATCCGGTTTCTCCGGTTAC